CCATTAAAAGACCTGACGAATGTCGAAGAATTTTTGTCCCACATCCTTCCATCGCCTCTATGTTTTTTGCCTATCCCGTTGAATTTTCTCCAGGCGACGGCGAGGCTTAATTTAAATCCTTTGCCATTTCGATGAAAGTTAATTTCGGCATCGCCCGTCAGGCATCCGGCATCCCCGTAAATTCCTACTTTTGCAAACGCCATTTTGTTCTCAGCTTTTTTTAAATATTTAAAAGTCATAGCAACCTCCCATGGTTGAGTATTTGTATCAACGAATATTGTTTGGATCAATACAATAAAGTATTTGTCAAATAATCAGATTTAGGTAACATTCAAACATGCAATTTAATTAAGGAAATAAACATGGGCTCCAAACTTCCAATCTTGGAAATGAAGTCACGACTGCTAAGCATCCTGCAACAAACTATTGTGCTTTTGCACAAAGGTCTGTTTCCCGGCGAAGACAGTGCGCTAGTGCGTCAATGTATTAAAGTGCAATTGAGTATTTTTCAACAACTCCTAGAGGAATGGCTCGCAGTCCCTGATGCTAAAGACCACCCTCGATTCGAGCATTACACCACGTGCCTAAAAGAGTTAGTTGACATGGCAAAGGAAGCAGAAAAGAAGCCACCTCCTCCCGACGAAGAAGATAAAGTCAAAACTAGAGTTGACGCCGCTAACGAAGTTGCTGAGAAAAAAAAGAGGAAAAAGAGTGAGAAAAAAGAAGCAGGACCAGAAGCTACCAGACTACACTAAAGAGGTGGCACTAAAAGAGCTGAAAGAAAATCCAGCTATTCAATTAACGGCAGTTGGAATTTATCATGTCCCCGGGACCAAGTTATTTGTCGCATTTAAATTGAAAACCAAAGGGAGCACAGTTGAGTCGATTCAAGTAGAGCACGAGCCTGATTTGAAGCCGATTACAATTGATAACCTGAAAGTCTCTGTGGTTCATGAATTTATGAGCGAGGAGCTTACTGAATGAAAAAATGGTCTGTTGTTCTCGATGCCTATATTTTCCTGGTGATTGTCATGCAGGGATTATTGATTGTGAAAATCATAAATGCTGCAACTCCGACCGTCGTAGATTTTTTTACACTTGTCACTCTATGCTTCACAACTTTGATCGCAAGTGATTCTAAAAAAAACGCAGAAGGAAATCTCGAAGATTTGAAATTGGAATATGATCTAAAGCTTAAAGACATGGTTCGAGTCTATGTCGATTCTTATTTAGACGACAATGAGTCTTCGCCAGTCTCAGAAGTCGCCAAGGACATTGAAGAGATTCGCACAGATGCCGATCTGATCTTATCAGAACTAAGAGAAAATAGAGATCAGCTAAGTAAGCAGATCGATGAATCCAAGAGAGTTCTGAGTAATTTCAATTTTAGCGCGATGTGGCATAGGAAGCCATAATAGTGGACTAAATGTGGCATGATACGGGAAGTCGTAAATGGCAGGAACCAAACCAAACTCGACCAGTTTTTCTAAGACGCGACCAGCTATTAATCGAAAAAAGCTATTGCCTGAAATAGCCGAGGCGCGAAGAGAGACTAAAGACGAGATTATTAAATGCGGTCACAGTTTAACTAGGACTTATGAGTCCCTGGAAGAAGAACGTAAAGACCAAACAGTTAGCCGACTGCAGTACCTCACTAACAAGGCAGTCACCTCTGGGAACACCAAGTTCATCCAGTGGTTAATGGAGATGTGCGCAGGTAAGCCTAAGCAAGAGCAAGAGATTAAGTTAGAAGACCTGAGACCTATGCAAGGCTTAACTGACGAACAGCTTAAATCTCTTATTAATTTCCCTCCCAAGGAACCTCCCGAACCTATTCCAGTGGACCAAATAGATCTAGAAAATGAGTAATGCCGCAGAGGATTATTATCCATATATCCAAGAGGAAGCAGTGCGCGAGCTCTGGTATCGCGGTGATTTATTATGGAAACTACACAGCGCACAGCAAGTTCTTCATGATGCTTATCAGCAGGCGGCTGGCCAGCTTTTCGTTGCAAACTGCAGTCGTCAATTTGGGAAAAGTTTTTGGGCAGTAATTTTGTGCATTATGACAGCTTTCGATAAGCCAAACGCACAAATTAGATACGGGGCGGCATTTCAATCAGATCTAGTAGACTATATCATTCCTGCTTTTGAGAAAGTTTTAACTGATTGCCCTGAAGAGCTTAAGCCCAAATATCATTCAAGTAGCAAAAGATTCATTTTCCCTAACGGGTCAATTATTAAGTTAGTTGGCCTAGATAAAAATCCAAATGGCTTGAGAGGAAACGCTCTTGATCTCGTTGTTCTAGATGAAGCCGCATTTATTCATAATCTTTTATACATTTATCGATCCGTTATTATCCCTGCCACTACACACAGACCTAATTGTCGAATTGTAATCATTTCAACTCCGCCAAATACACCTGATCACCCTTTTATTACTTTCGTTGAAAAAGCTGATGAGCAAGGGGCTTATAAATTATTTACGGTTTATGAAAACCCTCTCTTGGACGCCGAGGATATTGAAAGGCTTAAAAGGGAATGCGGTGGCGAAAGCACAACTACCTGGCGACGTGAGTTTCTTTGCGAATGCATTACTGACGAAGACTTGGCAATCATCCCTGAATGGAAGGATGAATACATACAAGAAGTACCGAAAGACCCCTTTTATGAGGTTTATCATAAATATATAGCAATGGACTTAGGGGTTAAGGACTTCACGGTTGCCCTCTATGGTTATTACGACTTCAAAAGAGCAGAGCTTGTAATAGAGGATGAGTTCAAACTCCATGGTCCATCAATGACCACTGAAATACTCGCGAAGAAAATCAGAACCGAGCAGGAAAGACTATGGGGCGGTCTGCCAGTTTACAGAAGGGTCTGCGATAATAACTGGCCTCTATTTGTCCAAGATCTTTCTAGCCTCCATTCGCTGACTTTTATCAGCACCTCGAAAGACACTCTTGAAATCATGATCAATGAATTAAAGCTTTTAATAAACGCTGGGAGAGTTTTAGTTCATCCTAAATGCAAACAATTAATTGGATGTTTGAAATATGGCGTTTGGTCCTCAAATAAAAGAATATTTGCACGATCAGAAACATATGGTCATTTCGATGCTCTTGCTGCTCTGATATATTTAGTGAGAAATTTAGATAAGAACGTGAACCCAATCCCGCAAGATTTCGGGAGAGTGAATCATAGAAGCTGGTTAAAAAACGTCAGGCGAGGCAATCATTCCCACAACGCTCAAGTTATGGAATCGATTTTCAAACCTAAGAAATAAGGCGGGGGGAAGATGAGTAAAGATGACGATCGCGTATATTGGGCGAGTGTGCCTGCTGCCGATATTGCGGATGAGATATTAGAGAAAGTTGATCAGTATTATATGTTTTTAAACCTTAATGGCAGGATGGACCTCTACAGACGGTCCTGGGCCTATTACTATCGAGCACGCATAACTGGCGGGAAGATCAACCCAACAGGGCAGCAAGGAGAGCTAACTGCGCTCTCGTGCAACCAATACAGAAACCTCTTGCTTCACCTAGAAGTAATGACTACCCAACAGCAGTCAGCGCCCGAACCTCGTGCAACCAATACAGACGACAAGTCGCAGGCACAGACAATCCTTGCAACCACCCTTTTAGATTACTATCTAAGAGACAAACACCTCGACCGAAGATTTGTCAGGATCGTAAAGGAAGGGTTGTTGTTCGGAGAAGGGTTTATCCGCGTCCTTTGGGATGTAACCGGTGGTGAAGTTTATGGCACAACTGAAAACGGAGCGCCCATTTACCAAGGTGATGTAAAATACAAAAACTACATGCCAATAGATGTGATCCGCGACTTTACAAAACTCTCCCCGAATCAAGATACTTGGTTCATTATGAGAGACTTCGAAAACAAATACGACTTAGCAGCGAAGTACCCTGCGCTCGAAAAAGACATTCTAGATGACTTTGGCGATCTCGCGACAATGGTGTCAACGACGACTTTAAATGCCTTGGCGCTTGTCGATTCAGATAACATTCCAGTGTATTGTCTGATTCACGAACCAACTCCCTCTATGCCTCAAGGGCGCTACACAGAAGTCCTAGATAATGGGACTGTCCTCCTTGATGGACCTTTGCCCTATAGCAAAGCTCATGTCTACAGATTGACGCCGGACGAAGAAGAGGGAACGTGCTTCGGCTATTCAGTTGCTTTTGACTTAATGCCTGTTCAAGAGATGCTAGATATTCTCTATAGCACTTCAGCCTCCAATATCAGCGCAACCGGCGTTCAAAACATCTTAGTTCCCAAAGGGCATGACATCTCAACCCAGCAGCTAACGGGCGGATTAAATGTCACTGAATACGATCCAAAAATCGGCAAACCCGAGGCGATGCAGCTATGCGCAACCGCACCTGAAGTTTACAATTTCATGGCAATCCTAGAGAGGATCGGAGAAACGCTTTCCGGCGCATCTTCAGTTGTTCGCGGAAACCCCGAGGCTTCATTAAAATCCGGAGCAGCGCTGGCATTAGTTCAAAGCATGGCAATTCAATTCAATATGAACCTCCAAAGATCATACATACAGATCCAAGAGGACGTATTCACTGCCACCATTCAAATCCTTCAAGACTTTGCCAAGGTCCCAAGAATCGCTGCGATCGTTGGAAAATCTAACCGCCCCTTAATGAAAGAGTTTGTCGGCAAAGACCTAGAGGGGATCGATCGAGTATTAGTAGACGTTGGCAACCCGCTAACGAATACCACTGCAGGTAAAATCAATCTCGCAGACGCTTTAATGGAAAAGGGAATGATTCAAAACCCTGCTCAATACATCCAGGTTCTAACAACAGGACGACTGGAACCAGTTTACGAGGGGCAGCAAGCTCAGAACCTCTTAATCAAAGCAGAAAACGAAGAGATGTCACGGGGAATGCCGCAGGTAGCAATAATTACAGACTTCCATGCAGAGCACGTCATGGAGCATCAAATACTGACGGCCAATCCAGAAGCTAGAAGAAATCCTGCGCTGCTTCAAGTTGTACTTGATCACATTCAACAGCATCTCGACCTTGCGCAGCAGTTGTCGCCCGAGCTATCAGACATGCTGAAGCAAAAAAGCTATGCACCGCCTCCTGCACCAGCTGCACAACCCGGTCAAATGCTAAACCCAAACCCACCCGTTGTTCAACAAGCTCAAGGCGTAAAGCTGCCCAACATGCCTAACCCTCCCCAGGGTGCTGACCCCATGAGCGCCGATATAATTAATTCACAAGCTGGAAGATTTCCCCAAAAATAAGGATGAAACATGACAGAAGCAGCAGCACCTGCAGCACCCGCAGCACCTGTAGCACCGGAAGCAACGGGCGGAAAAGCAGCCGATGCGCCTCTCCCCAATATGACCGGCGAGGAGGCCAAAGCTTACGTAGAAGCATTGAAAGCAAAGAAGACCAACCCGGCAATGAAAGCGCCAATGGCAGCGCCTCAAATTGAGGCAAAGCCTGAAAAGCAAACTGCGCAAGAGATCGCTAAAGAAGTAGCAAGAAAGTTTAAAGTCAAAGTTGATGGGCAAGAGAAAGAAGTTGACGAAAATGAGTTAGTTCGCGGCTACAGTCATCAACAGGCGGCGAACAAAGCATTGCAAGAGGGGAAGTACCTTCGAAAGCAAAGCGAAGAGTTGATCAACTTGCTCAAAGACCCCAATAGGTTCTTTGAAGTAGCAAAGCAACTTGGGCACGACCCTCGAAAGATCTCAGAAGAATATTTGGTAGAAATCTTAAACGAGGAACTACTCGATCCAAAAGAAAGAGAGAACAAGCAGCTTAGGAGGGAGCTAGACGCAAGAAGAGCAGCAGAAGAAGAAAGGCAAAGGGCCGCTCAGCATGAACAAGAGCATGCGATGAAAGAGCACTTTGCAAAGAAATATTCCAGTGAATTCATTCCAGCATTACAGGAAACTAGACTTCCTCCGACCAAAGAGACCATCGCGAAGATGGCGTTCTACATTCACCAAGCAGCTGAATTAAAAATGCCCATGACTGCGAAAGAAGCTGCTCAATTAGTTCGTGAAGATTTATTGAAAGTTCAAAAAAACGTTTTAGCTGAAACAGACCCTGAAGCTTTGATTGAGTTACTTGGACCTGAAGTCGCGGCAAAAATACGCAAGCACGATCTAAGTAAGTTAAGAAGTCCTGAGCAATTTCTTAAAACACCCGAACCAAACCCCGAGCATCGTCGGAATCGGCGAGCTCCCTCTAAAAGGTTGACTCATTCTGAGTGGAGAAATTTTAACAGATCTTGATAAACTTATTTCTTTCAACTACGATAAGAGCCTGGGACGCAATCGCCATCCCATTCAAATGACTAGACCTCTCGACTTAATCTAGGGACGCAATCGCCATCCCAAAAAGATAAGAGTCAAAAAAATTAACCATTTTTAAACTTATTTTTTTAGGAGCATATTTTATGGCAATCGACTCAGGTACATTGAATGCACTTTATAAAGTTGCTTACTCCAAGGGCGTTGTTGATTTAATTCCAGCAACTGGCAAGATTTCGCAAATGATCCCTTTCGTCCCTTCTGAGCTTCAGAACGGAAAGCAGTACGAACAGCCGGTTGTACTTTCGGCTGAGGCAGGATTTACATATTCTTTAGACACTCAAAATGCCTACGACTTAAATGAGTCCGTCGGTATGAATATGCAATCAGCTATTGTCCCCGGTTGCGACATCGTTCTCGACTCTACAGTTGGCTACAACCAAGCTGCTCGCGCTTCTCATTCTTCAACTAGCTTTAAATCAGCCATGAGCATGAAGTTCGAAAACATGCTTAAGTCTACTGAGAAACGTCTTGAAATCGCCATGCTGTACGGTGGAAAAGCTATCGGGACAGCACCTCTTCAAAGCGTAGGCTCACCCACTACTTCTTTGACTTTCACTGTTTCTACTGCTTCATGGGCATCTGGGATCTGGACTGGATCTGAAAACGCTAACATCGTATTCGCTTACTCAGCTGACGATACCGCGGTTGATTCTTTGCGATCGTTCAAGATCTCTGCAGTAAATGACAGCGATAAATCAATCACAGTTGTAGTCGGAACTGCAGGGACTCCTGGAACTATTTCAACTCTTGAAACTGCTATCGAAGCTCATGAGTTGAATATCTATTTCTACGGGACTGTCTCGGGAACTGGCGTAACTTTCGCTCACTCTGACATGTCAGGCTTCCAAGCCATCATTTCCAACACAGGCTCTTTGTTCGGAATCGATGCTGCTACTTACGACTTGTGGCAAGGAAACACTTTCACTACTTCAGGTCAATTAACTATGGCGAAAGTGCTTAAATATGTTGCTGCTTGCGTGCAACGCGGACTAGACGTTGATGCTGCTCTTTTCGTCAACCCAAACACTTGGGCCGATTTGGCATCTAACTTGGCAGCTCTTCGTCGCTACGATGGAAGCTATAGTAAGAAAAAATCTGCTAACGGCAGCGAAGTTCTCGAATACGTTTCTCAAAATGGTGCGATCGAAATCGTTCCATACAACCTCGTAAAAGAAGGTGATGCCTTCCTCTTCCCAAAAGAAAAAGTAATGAGAATCGGTGCTCGTGATTTAGGATTGAACGATCCCACTCGTCCTGAGGACGAAATATTCTTTACCATCCCTGGTAAAGCTGGTGTTGGGTTGCGCGCTTATACAAACCAGGCACTATTTGTAGAAGCACCTGCACAGTGCGCCTACATTTCTGGAATTGTTAACTCTGCAGCTTAATACTTTATTCTAGGGAAGGGGTCCTTGTGATCCCTCCCTTTTTCATTAAAAGGTACAACTATGTCTAGCTACGCAAGAATACTACTGACCTCACCATTGACGTCAGCACAGCTTAGCTCGGTATTGAATTTGGCACCTGGTCAACTACCTGCATTGCAAAACCTCGAGAATTACTTGTCGGGGTTTAGCGGCGGCAACCAAATGGCGTTGCTCGAAGTAGATGTTAATCCTGTCTATGCTTATGGTTTACTAACCAGTACAGGATCAGCAGTTGCTGCTGAAACATTCACTCTCTGTAACGTTGTTTTCACCGCTAGGAACTCAGGTGCGACTGGGAACGAATTCAATGTCAGCGGGACAGTGGCAATACAAGCCGCTAATATCGCTGCTGCTATTAATGCTTCAGCAAGCCTAGCAGGGATCGTGACTGCCTCGAGCCTAGATGGCGTCGTGACAATCACCTCTGCGCTACCAGGTCTAATTGGAAACGGGCTTCAGTTAAGTGAAAACCTAACTAATGTTTCTGCTACTGCTTTTGCTCACGGAACTGACGGCACGACTTACGATTTAGATTTTAGATGAAAGAACTGGTCGCTACGGCGACCTTTTCTTTTTTAATGAGGGTATTATGACCGTCGCTTTAACGATTAACAGTATTACATACGACTACCCCGAAACAGATGACGAGAACTGGGGCCCAGACGCAACCGATTGGGCGATTGGCGTAACCAACGGAATGCTACAAAAAGCAGGTGGTTTATTTCAACTCTTAGCTGAAGTTGATTTTGGAACTACTTATGGGGTCAAATCTGTTTATTATAAAACTAGAACTTCCAATGTCGCTGCTGCCGGACAATTCCGCTTAGCAAAAACAGATAATATATCATGGCGCAACAATTCTAATGATGGGGATTTGCCGCTTGCAATTGATGCAAGTGATGTCTTGACGTTTAATGGCACCCCTATTCAAAATAGTTTAAGCGTCACAGACACTTCAACAATTGATCTCACTCTTGCAGCAGACGTATTAAGCGCAGATATAGTTTCAGGTTCAATTACAAATGCATACATCAACGCCGCTGCCGCAATCGCTTATTCGAAATTAAATTTGACCGGATCAATTGTAAATGCGGACATAAGTAACTCAGCTGCTATTGCCTATTCGAAATTAAACTTGGCCGCATCGATTGTTAATGCTGATATAAGTGGTTCAGCTGCTATCGCCTACTCGAAATTAAACTTAACTCTTTCTATTGTGAATGCAGATATAAGCGGATCGGCGGCTATAGATTACTCGAAACTGAACTTGGTCGGGAGTATTGTCAATGCTGATATCAACGCTTCCGCTGCTATCGCTTATTCTAAGCTTAACCTTTCTGGCGCAATCGTTAATGCTGACGTTAGCAACTCGGCCGCAATCGCTTATTCGAAACTTAACCTATCAGGTTCCATTGTTAATGCTGATATCAATAATAGTGCAGCCATTGCTTTTAGCAAGCTTGCTGCGCTCACTTCTGGGAATATTCTAGTAGGAAATGGTTCAAACGCTGCAGCTTCTGTTGCG